CCTGTGTTCACTATATAATGAATTCACTTTTTTTAGTGAATCATAAAAAGTTGGTTATTACGTTTAACTAACTTAACTTTGTGTATCTTATACATATTGTTACATGAAGCAACATTTAAGGAAAGGGCAAAAAGAAACAGTAAAAGAAATCGACAAAGAAACAGGCGAGGTTATTTCTGAAACAGAAAAACAACATACCTACATGGCTGGTTCAAAGGAGCAGTTTTTTCTTATGTATGCAACTACCCTATCAATCATTTATAAAGACTTGAGCGGCCCCGAAATAAAGCTATATGCATACCTTTTAGACCATTACCAATTTGGTACTAGCATAGTGATAACTAAACCATTGAAAGAAGAAATCGGGGCGGTTATTGGGCTTAAGGTAGGTACTATTGATAATGCTTTAAACTCATTGGTGGCAACTGGTTTGATTTATAGGACTGTCAAAACCATGTTTAAACTTAACCCTCGCTATGCGTTTAAAGGTTCGCAGCAAGACAGGAGTAAACAACTTAAATTTATTATTGAGGTTGAATGTCCAACCGCTTAAAAAAATATCATGGAAATAAAAGTTTCAGAATCAAAGCATGTAACGAACACCAAAACATTTATAGGGGCTTCGGAAATTTTGCACATAACGGGTTATACAAATGTTGCAATTGATGCGTTGTTAAAAAGTGTACCAAAAGAAAATATCAACCACCCAAACGGGGTAAAACTTACCATTACCCTAGAGTACCAGTTAAAGGAATTTTCTAATGACGGATTAGGTGTACAAATACCTTGTTAATTATAAAAAACAAACAACTATGGGAGTAATATCAATGGAATTTCAAACACATTTAGATGCTAGTGGTTTTAGGCGTGTATGGGAACAAACCCAAGACGAAGCCAATAGGGTTTACGATTACATTAATGCATCTCTATTGCCCGAAGATATAAAAAAGGCTATAATATCGGTAAATGAATATAGCCACCACGGCAAAGGGCGTAAACAAAAGTTTATAGATATGCGATGCGCTATAAGCATGGTTGATTGTTGGATACACCCGCACCAAAACAAAAATAAGTGTGTATTGTACCACAAACCAATACATGATGTGAATGTCATTGAATTTATTTACAACGAATGGCATATTTGTATGGGTGATGTAGATGCGAAAGGGTTTGATTTTTTAAACAAAAAGATAATATGGCAATAATTACATTAAAACAACTGTCCGAAATGACAGGCAGGGATAGCCGCCACCTGTCTATGTGTAGGATACGTGGAAACATAATAGAAACAAATGCTGGTAGTGGGCTATACAACACCGACAACAAAACAAACAAGGTTTTTATCGACAAAGAACTTGCCAAAAAAAGCAAGCCCAAACCCGAAAGGGAAGAAATTGATTATGAAATAGGTGAGGACGGAGTACCCGAAATTGATGTTTCAACCAAACTATACAAACACCTGCAAACTATCAAGACCCAAAAGGAAATTGAAAAAATTACCCTTGATAACGAGAAAAAACAGGGGCAACTTGTACCATTTGACCTTATTCAACCCGTTTTCCTACAACATAACCAGTCAATACTTATGTCATTCACCAACTGTATAGATGACATACTTAGGGTATTTGGCAAGGTAAAGGAACTTACCAATGAGGAAGCATCGGAGTTAAGGGGCAAACTAAGGGTTACCATAAACGAGGCAATGGATGAAGCCGATAAAAACACATTAAAAAGCCTTAATGTTGTGATAAACAACTATTCAATTACAAAAGGAGTTGGGGAACATGAATAAGGAGCAACAATACCTGCAACAATTTGAGCGTATTATCAAAAGTAGTTCTGCTAGGCTTAGTAATGAAAAACCTAGCGAATGGGCGGAGAAGCATATTATCATGCCTAAGCCCATGCCGGGCAAACTAAGGTATAGTAACAGCCCTTATACCCGTGAGATTATAGATGCCTTTGCACCCGACCACCCTATGCGCAGAGGTGCGGTAATGAAAGGTGCGCAATTGGGTTTTAGTGCCACGGTTTTAATCCCGTTGGTGGGTTGGATGATAGCCAATAGACCTACCAATACCTACCTTACAGTAGGTGCAGCCGATTTGGTGGATAAGGCAATGGATAAAATAGACCTTATGATACAAACCAGCGGTCTAAGGGATTATATCAAACCACAATACCAAAGGAAGCGCAACAACAAATCGGGCGATACCAATACCGCAAAGGATTATATCGGGGGTAACCTTACGGTTACTACCGTGAACAACCACAAAGCACTAAGGCAGGTTGACAGGGAATTTTTATTGTTGGATGACTGGGAAAGTGTAAAATCAAGTAGTAAAGAATCGGGTAGTACTAGGTTATTGATAGAGCAAAGGGCTGCTGCCTATTCTGATACATGTAAAATCCTTTATTGTTCCACCCCCGAAAACAAAGAGGGTTCAAACATAGAGGAAGTGTACAATATGGGCGACAAAAGAAAGTTTTATATCCCTTGCCCGTGTTGTCATGAATTGATAGACCTGTACTGGAAAGTAACAATAGACGACAAAGAAACGGGCGGTATCCATTACGAATTAGACAACCACGGTAGCGTGATACAAAGTTCCGTTGGTTATGTGTGCCAAAAATGTGCAGGGTTTTTTAAGGACAATAACAAACTCAAACAACTAAATGACGGGATTTGGAAACCAACCGCAAAACCGAATGAGCCTGATTTCTTTAGCTGGCAAATTAGTTCCTTATATGCCCCCCCCGGTATGTACGATTGGTACAGGTATGCTGTCAACTACAACAATGCCAACCCACAAAACCAACCCCGTAAAGAAAAGGAACACCAAACATTTGTGAATGTGGTATTGGGTGAAACCTACGACATAGAGGGCAACGAAACCGACCCGACAACTATCCAAAAGAATGTAAGGTCTTACGATATTGGTACTATACCCGAAAAAATGGCAATGTCGGACGGCAACGGGCGTATCATGCTAATAACCTTTGGTGCGGATATGAATGGTAAGATAGACGATGCGAGGTTAGATTACGAGATAGTGGCATGGACTGAAACGGGTGCAAGCTATTCTATACAACACGGGAGTATCGGCACATTTATACCCCGTGAGCATACCACACAAAAACGTGTTGATAGGGAACATTGGACATACGAACTAAACAAACCCAATAGCGTTTGGAATGAAGTTGACAGGATACTTGAAACCCCGTTAATGGGTGATATGGGTGGAGCGTATGCAATAGGCATTGCGGGGATAGATGTGGGCTATTTGGACTATCTAGCATTTGCCTACATGGATACCACCAACAACTATATAGTGAGCCTAAGAGGTGAAAAAGAAAATCAATACATGGATGTTGAAAAAGATGTTAAGTACTTTAAACTTGGTAAGGCTAGGGTAGATTACTTTTTGTTGGCAGTAGGGTTTATCAAAGACGACCTTGCGGAGTACATGAAATTGCGGTGGGATAAAGACAGCGAAACCAAGCAACCAAACAACTTTATGAATTACCCCACACCCGAAGGCGGTTTGTACCTTTATGAAAACTTTTTTGCACATTACGGTTCAGAGCATAGGCAATTAATGGCAAACAAGACAGGGGGAAGTACTTTTAGGTGGGTTAAAAAACAGTCAAATAGCCAAAACCATTTATTCGATTGCAGGGTCTACAATATGGCACTAAAAGAAATTATTACATATAAAATGGGTAGGGAATATAAAACAAACAATTTTACATGGCGTGATTTTTGCACCGTTATTAAATCCACACAAAAATAAGATATATAAAGACTATATAAGCACCTAATAAAAAACTGCAATATTAGCCAATTTGCACCATAAAATAGGTACAATGGCAGATACATCAGCAGCGGTAGCTTTAAATCGGGTAAGTACGGTTTTGGGTTACTCCATAAGTGCAGCGAACTTTAACCCTACCAGCCCGAATTTACCCCAAAGGATAGCCCTTATAGCGGAGGTTAATCATGCAAATCAGGGTACGGTTACTTCTAATTTACCAGTACAAATTACAAGCGCAGCCGATGCTGGTGCAACCTTTGGTTATGGTTCACCCATACACCAAGCTGCAAGGATATTATTTCCTTTGAATGGTGGGGCGGTATCTTGCCCCGTATATGTTTACCCATTGTTGGAGGCAGGTGGTTCAACCGTTTTCAATACCACAATAACAATAACAGGTTCAACAACTGCAACCAAAGGCGGCACGGCTTATATCAAAGTAAACGGTAGGACATCTTTGGATGGTTCTACATACGCTGTAAATTACGCAGCAGGTATCACTAGGGCAAATATGGCAATAGCAATAAGGGATGCCGTAAATGCTGTATTATCAAGTCCAACAAATTCAAGTGCAGCAACCAACGTAGTTTCATTAACAAGTAAATGGTATGGTGCAACCGCCAATGCAATAACAATATCGGTTATTGATAATGGCGGTAGCGGATTTACATATGCAGTTTTAGGTGGTTCAGCATCCACAGGCACACCCGACATTACAGGTGCTTTAACAGCATTTGGAAATGATTGGAATACATTGGTAATAAACGGTTTGGGTGTTGATAGCGGTACATGGGATATACTAGAGGCATACAACGGTGTACCCGACAAGACCAACCCCACTGGTAGGTACATAGGCACGGTTATGAAGCCGTTTGTAGCCTTTAGCGGAAGTGTAGCAGATTATGATACAACCGAAACAGATTCACGTTTAGACCAACTTACAAACGTTATTGCCCCAGCCCCTTTAAGCCTTGGTTTGCCAATAGAAGCGGCTGCCAATATCTGTTATTTGTGGGCAAACAATTTGACCAACACCCCACATTTGGACATCCAAAACCAAGCATACCCCGACATGCCTTTGCCATTGGATGCATCTTTACCAACCATAACCATGAATGACTATAACAACCGTGATATATACGTTCAAAAAGGTAATAGTACATGCGCTATCCAAGGCGGTGTATATGTGGTAAAAGACAGCGTAACAACATGGCATCCCATTGGGGAAATACCGCCAGCATTTAGGTATGTAAGGACTATCATGGGTCAAGACATGAACTATTACTATGCATGGAGGTTGATTGAATTGGGCAACATTATAGGACATGCAATACTAAACGACAACGATACTTCCACCGCCAGCACAACCGTGAAACCTAAGCAAGTAAAAGCACTTATTGCCAAACACGCAGCGGATATGGTAAACAGGGCTTTGATAGTAGATGCTGCTTTTGTATCGGCTAATAGCACGGTGGCGATAGACAGTATCAACCCTGATAGGTTGAACATCGTAATGTCTTACAAACGGAGCGGATATACACGCATAATTGCAACAACAGTAAACGCAGGTTTTAACAACGGATAATAATATTTTATGATAGCAGGAGATATAACGCAGGTTACATATAACCACCCCACACTTGGTACAGGAACGTTTTATCCCGTTGCCAATACCGACAACACATTCAATACAGGTACGTTTAAAAAGGACGACAATAAAAACGGTATTGATGGTGGTGGCAGGGCTATTGTCCAAATGAGTAGGCAAAGGTGGCAGTTCAAATGTACTATTTCTTGGGATATGAATAATACCGAGGAAATGGAAACAATATCAGCAATGATGAATAACCCCGAACCTGCAACATGGACTGTATCACACATTAACGGGTCAATCTACAATGGTGTAGGACATGCGGTAGGCGATAACGATGCTAATGGCAATACAGCCCAAATAGACCTTATGGTGCAAGGAAGTGGAAGTTTAACTAAATTATAATATGGCAATTTTTAACGAGGTGGTGGATATTGATACCGCCAAACAAGAGGTAACGGATTTTTTGGATGCCAAAAGGGTAAGACCTGCAAGGCGTGAAGCCATACAATCGGCTATTGATGTAATGGTTGAGGGGGTACAATACGGGTTTTTGACTATTGAACCCAATGTCGGGCTAACTGTAAAATTGGATTTTCCTATGGAAACATCAGGCACACCGATAACAGAAATCAAGTTTTCGTGGAGGGTAGCACCCGATGTTGTGCAAACCAAGATGGCAAATACCAAACCCGACCAAGACGGCAACAATAAGTTATTGGCTATTATCCATGCCTATACAACTATTGCCCCTGCTATTGTTAACAAGCTAGAGCCATCCGACAATTCACTTGTACGTGCCATTGCTTGCATTTTTTTTCCACAATAGAAAGCTACGATGTAAAAGGCAATGAGATAAACGATATTAACTACTTTATTAATACAGTAGTATTGCATTTTAAGTGGAAGCCTGCCGATTTGTGCGGGCTTTTTTTGGATAGGCAGGATATGTTTGGTTTGTTGTATTGGTTTGACATGATTATTGCGGTTAAACAAGAGGAACTGAAACAATATAAAAAGAAGTAAAATGGCATTTGTTATACCAACGATATTTACCGCAATAAACAGGTTTACACAACCTTTAGCCCAAATGAAAAGTGGGCTAATATCGTTTAACGGGCAAGTATCGGCAACAAATGCTGCTTTGGCAATGGAGTTAAATTCAAGTGCGGCTGCTTACCAAAACCTAGCTATGACAGCTGGTGCGGCAAGTGCAATTAT